CTTTTCATAATTTTCTTCATGATAAAAAGCTTTCAGCTCTTCTTCCATCCCAGACCATGCATCACCGATGGATTCAAGCTCCTCGTATTGGGACAGCCGCTGTAGAAATGCCTCATACAGGCTGATTTTTTCCGATTCCTCCTCTTTGGGTACTGTCTCAAATAATTGTTTCTGCATCTGAATGCGTGTTCAAACCGAAACCTGGATACTATTGTAGGACTGACTATGATGTAGACAAGACTACAGGTGAACCGACCAAGATGTGGAAAGAAGCTGAACTTTATTGTGCAAAATTCTGGCTTGACTTATATAAAGACGAGAAGTTCAACAAGTTTGTTGAAAAGAAGTTTGCATTTGAAGATCAAGAGCTAATCTCTGCTACACAAGACGTTCTTGCGATGATGGAAGGTAGGGCTGCTATTCCCGATGAAAAAGGGCTTGTAGCTGAAGAAGAATCAGAAGAGCATCTTGAAATTGATTCTGCAGAAGAATAAGTAAATCTATATTATTTTTAAGTACTATAGCATCAGGTTTTACACATATCTGGTGCTATTATTATATTATATTCATAAATCTAATATTTAAGTAAAAGTCTAAATATGGTTGATGTAGAATTTGAATTGATCATCATTAAGTCATTGTTCAGTAATGACCTTGTTCGTAGGAAAGTTGTTCCATTGCTAGATGAAAAGTGGTTCAACAATGACATGAATGCCAGCAAGATTGTTGAAAAAATCATAGAGTTCAATACTAGATATGAGACTATGCCAACTGTCACTGACATGCGAAGGATGATTAATGATTCTGATGAACTTGCATTGTTTGACAAAGCTATCAACATCCCTGATGAAGAAGTAAGTTCTCAGTATCTTGTTGGTGAAATTGAGAAGTTTGTAAAGCAGAAGAAGCTTTGGGCGGTAGCTAGTAACATCATTCAGTATTGTAAGACCCCTGATTCATCTAAGCAAGACTGTGCATTTTCTGAAATGGTGACTGATGCAGAAGCATATACGTTTGATGACTCTATCGGCTTTTCTTATATGGATGAACCGGAACGAATCTACCAAGAAATAATCAAGAATGAGAAAGTGGTCGGCACTGGACTTAAAGCCCTTGATGACTTGTTGAAAGGGGGTTTGCATGAAAAGTCACTGACTTTGCTTTTGAGTCCGACGAATGTGGGTAAGACACTGATTATGTGTGCGCTTGCAAAGAATATGTTGCAAGCTGGATTCAATGTGCTATACATTACGTTTGAAGATTCAGAAAATAAGATAGGTCAGCGTATTACACAAAACTTGTTCGACCTGTCAAGAGATGAATTGAAGGCAATGTCACTTCAAGACTATCAGAAATGCTGGAACAATTATAAGAATGTCATTAAGTCTAATCTCTATATTAAAGAGTTTCCCGAAATGGCAACTAATGCATTAAATCTTCATGCGTTTATTAAAGAGCTTAAAGAGAGAAAAGACTTTATTCCTGATATTGTGTTTGTGGACTATATTGGCTGTATGATTCCGAACGGTAGAGACAATCCTAATATGAACTCTAATACTAGACTTCTCACTATCGCTTCTCAAGTTCGTTCTATCAGCATGGTAGAGTCATTCCCTATTGTTTCTGGAGCTCAAGTCAATCGTGGGGGATATGATTCTGCTAATATTGGACTTAATGACGCGGCAGATTCTTTTGGCCAGACTATGAAAGCCGATGCTATCTTAGCGATTACACAGTCAAAAGAACTTCTTGACAATGGTTATTATGATGTTGAGATTGCTAAGACGAGATTCGGTAACAACAAAGGTGAACACAAGACTATTAGAGTAAGTATAGACAAACAGAGAATTATGGATGTAGACGGATATACAAGTTCTGCTAACACTTCTACTATGTCGGACATTATGCTTACTGATACTGAACATAGCATGCAGAACGCAGCTAACATAATAATTTAAGAGGGTGTATAATATGTTACAACATGACTTTATGGCTAGTCTGTATTCTGATGATTCAGAATACAATACAGTAGTAAAACAAGACAAACAAAACTTTTATGAAGCTGCTAAAGAGTATCGGCTTTGACATTGATTCAATTGACAAACAGTCAAAGTTTCCGGTATTGTTGAATGAAATGCTGAATGGCGATATTAGTGCGATGTTGAAATTTAACCGCATGCTTGTAGAATTGCACAAGAAAAAACAGTTCAACATCGTGGATTCATTGGTCAACATAGTGTCAGATTTTATTGACGAATCTGTCTTGATGAAGTTCCTTCAGCCTAACGTCGTGGGACTTCTTACTTCTGAACTAGCTAAGAAACATGGAATGTTCAGTATAACTTCTACTAGTGCAATAAACAAGTTTATCAGGTAGACTATGCAGATTACTGCTGAATTACTGTATGCTCATTTAGCTGGATTTGAAAAGATGTTCAGCTATAAGCAATTTAAGCATATCGACTTAACTAAATTGCCAACGGTGTCTAACAAGATATATTCAACCATACCGTATAGATGGCAATTACGACGATATGTGATTAGCAGATATGTAAACTTAGCGAACAGTATAAGTTCGTGTGAAATTACATTGCATGCTGTAGAATTGTTTTTTCTTGGTGAATATGTTAGAACTGGAAGATTTCCGAATATAGACACTTTTGACACTATCTTCAAGTTCAAGAAAGCTTCAGAATTCTATTCACTTAAATCTGTTCAAGAACAGATAATGAGTATTCAAAAAGAGTCTGAAAGACATAATACAGCATTTGCAAAGTTTGTTAAAGCGGATGTATCTGTATTCAAGATCAGACAAATATTCTATATGATATGCTTAGAGAAGGGAAAATCAATCTATTAGTGTATTCTTATTTGATGAATAGTAGAGATACTGGTATAGATTTTTCAAGAATGAAATTAGACATATTCAAAATCAATACATTGTCTAAATATGTCTCATGCATACAGTTCAATGAATTGTTGACGACCTAATACATTTTATACGAACTTTTATTATATTATACATAGAATACGGAACAATTATAGTTTTCCGAATGGCAAGAACAATACACATGGAGTAAATTATTATGCCAATAACACGAGATTTTAGTAGTTATTTTACTGCGATTCAGAATACAGCTGAACATAAGTATGATTCCTCTTCTCGAGTAAAATATCAGATCGAGAACGTCTTTAAGCCTGTCTATAAGAATGGGCGAGCGGAAGTCATAATGCGCTTTCTTCCGTCACACCCTAATGAATTCAAGCCATTCATTGAAAATCGTACACATATGTACGAGTATGAACCTGGCAAGTTCTTTGGCTGTGCATGTCTTGAAAAGTTTGGACAAAGTTGTCCGATTTGTGATCATAACCATAAGTTGTACACTTGTGGAAAGTACACTAAAGAAGAAGCTCGTACACTTCGCATTTCAAATGCACGTCGTCGATTTGTGTCTAACATCTACATTGTCAAGAATGACAATGCCCCTGAAACTGAAGGAAAGGTGTATCGTTTCGAGTATGGTATTCAGATCATGGACATGATTCGAAATGCTATGCAGGGACATGACGACCCTGAAGAAGGTCATGTAGACGGATTCAACCCGTTTGACTGGAAGACTGGTGCAAACTTTATCTACATCGCAGTACAGGGCACAATGGGTCCAAAACTTGACAGTTCTAGGTTTGGTAGGCAGCGCCCTATTTCCGATGGGACGGGGCATGAATTTACTGAAGCCGAGATCAATGAAATTGAATCTAAGCTTTATACTCTTGACGAATATGAAAAGAAAGTAGATCAAGTTTGGAATGCTGATGAAATTCGTAGACATTTCGCGGCTAAGACTGGACATCGTCTCTTTGACAAGTTTGATGGAACTAAAGATGAAGTTCCTGCGATTGCCGGAGAAAATGGGGGGTTTGTTCAACAAAATGCTGTCGCCGTTGCAACACAGACTAACGTAGCTGATATCATTACTGAAACTGCAGAATCTACAAAGCCTACTGTCGCTGTTCAATCAACATCTACACAGTCTCCGACAACAACTGCTTCTGAAGATGATTTCTTTGCAAGTCTCGAGAATACATAAGTTATCGGTTTTTGATATAGAATAAGTATTATATAACGATAGCAATATTAATGCTATCGTTTTTATTGTACTTTGAAACTATGATTATATAATCATAGTTATAGATATAACAAAAGGATTGTTATGTCAACTAATTTAGCATATTTGATTGATCCACTGATCAGTATAGACAATGTGTTCGGTCAGCCCATTGGGGGGGGATATTTTACTGTAAGTTATCATGACAGTGATAACTCTTGTATAACATATAAAGACTTCAACGGCACGGTAAATGACCAACATATAATGCTGTCTAACCGGTACAGCAGTAGTCATAGTAGATTGTACAAAAAGCTATGATTTGAAATTATTCGATGCTTATGACAATCTTATAAAGACAATAGAAAATATAACTCCTGTACAAAAATATATCACAGGCACTGGCTTGAAGCTTGACGGTAACGAATTTGCTATAGACGACACGGTAATGAGCACTATCAATGGCAGTGTCAACATCATACTTCCAACACCGATCTACACCGTTCCAGCAGGTATGACTTGGGATGACTTAGTGACCGCCGCTAGACATAACAGGCTGTATGCATTCGACTTCGACAGCAATTTTGGGGGTTCTGATGACAGACGCATACTGTTTCAAGCTGTCATCCTTTCAGCAAACACCGACAGCATAATGTTCACTAGTGTCTCGAATACGATGTACACTGACGTGAAAGACGTATCAACGGTCTATATCAAGCAGTTAGATAAGCTTAGCGATAATAAGCTAATATGGCGATGGTCGACTAAGCGTGACATAGGTGGTTCTATGACACTGTCCGCTGGACCAGGCATAGACATCACGAATAACACAGTAAGCTTGAAGTACACGATTAAGGAGATTTAAGATGGCGCAACTCATAGACACGATTGATGGCAAAGCGCTCTATGCTGATAGAGCACTTAAAGATGCAAATGGCAAGCAGATTGATACGACTTACGATACACCGGACATAGTATTGACCTATGGACAGACGCCCACTCAATCTAATGCAGAGCTAGATACAGCATTCCGCTCTGGCAAGCTGTACGTACTGCTGGACTCTACTCAACAGCTTAGATGCACATTTTCACCAACATCAGGTGTGTATTACTTCATAAGCAACACCAGTGAACCGAAATCGATAAAGCAAGTTTCACTAGCTGGCGGGAGTTGGTCAATATCGACGGTCAAGCTTCAGGAACTATTACAGTTTGACAGCTACCCGACGAGGGGTTCACAGAATCCTGTCGTATCGCAGGGCATCTATACCGCGGTCAAACCGGTAGTGTTGACGTATAATGTGACCCCGGTAGAATCATTTGACGAGATTAATGAAGCCGCGTATGACCAGAAGCTGTACGTGTTTGGTGGTGTGTGGTATAAGTGTGTCCAAGTGTTGAATAACGACTATGTGTTTGAAGTAGTCGCACCCACTAACGATGACATAGCATCAGCAAACTTCAATCTTACATATGCAGATGGCACATGGACATGGGGCGAAATCACCTATAAGGTTCTTCAAGCACAGTTGACTTTCGATGACACCCCGACAGCAGATAGCACGAACCCGGTTACATCGGATGGCATCAAGACAGCACTTGATGCTAAGCAGAATGACATATCTGCAATCATTCCATCTGATGCAAGCAACACCAATCAACTTGCTACCAAGGCCTATGCTGACGCCATCGGTGAACGCCTCGAAGCACGCTATCTTGGCTCTGACGCGTCTGGCAACCCATTTGCTACACATGCTGACTTGACGAATGCTACACAGTACTTCTATCAAGGACAGGCTACCACACCTGACACGAACGACATCACCACCGTCACGGCTGACGAGGACCACGTCAATGACTCCGGTGTAGCATGCGTGACTAGGTACAGGTGGAACGGTACAGGCTGGGCCTTCGAGTATGTAATCAATAACACGGGGCTCAACGAATCCCAGCTGTTGGCTGTCAACTCTGGCATCACGCCTGCGAAGGTTGCTAAGTACGACGGCTATGCGCAACAGCTAGCCGATGCTGGAAAGAACGTCATCCTCACATATGGCGAGACACCGACACAGACTTGGGATGAGCTGATTGCACTACAGAAACAGGGTAAGCTGTTCTTTAAGGCTAATAACGATATCGCCTTGACATATTATGCCGATTCTTCCACGATCACGGCAGTATTCACCATGGCCGAATGGCACGTGACCAGGTCACTGAAATCCGACTTAACTTGGTATCAATATTCCACAGCATTACAGCAGAAGCTCACTGCTGGCAGAGGGATAGACATATCGTCAAATGTCATATCCTATGTGAACCCGTATATTAAGCCTGTATCTATACCGGCTACTGTTCCTGGCAAGATAATCCTGTTCGCACGAGCATCGTATCTGCACCTGCATGAGATAATGCTGAATGACGCTAGTGGCAATGGTCCGATGCATCTTCGCTGGTATTTCTGTCTAGACTCCGGCAATCAATCGATGGTATATGAATCGAACATACTTAGACCTGAACGAAGACTGATAGTGATAGTCAGGTATAATGACATTGCTTACTTCGGCATAGCAGGCATCGGGTCTGACACAGTATCGGCTGTCACTGGATTCGTAAACACGTTCGATGTAACACCGACAGTACTGTCAGAGCAAATTACGATCACACCTGACCAAGTACAGAAGTGGTACTATCCGAACACCAGTCCGTTTACGACCTCTGATGTAGATCAGTCATCAGAAGAGCCTACTATATAACAATAATAGTCAAATTTATATTATTTACCCCGATTGAATTATTTTCGATTGGGGTTTTATTATATTGTAATTGTATGAAAGTGCTTGATGAAACGACAAAGTCTCAGATTCTTTTTGAATATTGCAAGCAAGCTGCGTTGTCTCTTAGATTCAAGAAGATATCAATGAACACTATAAGTACCGAATGTGTCTTTTGTGGTACTAAGAAGATGAAAGGTACAATATTCTTCGCAAATACTGGTAGGCTTTGTTATATTTGTTGGCGCGCGTCTTGCCTGTGTCATGAAGCGATTCATGCCTCAAAATGGCTTAGTGAAGTAAACCCTTCTCTATATCAAGCGTATCGAGAAGACATAAAAAAGAGAGAATGTTCTTCTGACTTAGACATTCAGAAGATGCAAGAGAAGTTTGTAGAACAGTTCAAGAAGCAGCAGGCTATTCAGAAGAAAGAAATAGAACAGAAGAAGTTCCTTGACAACCTTGCTACTAAGTACTTTAAGCATATAGAAGACGGGACAGCACTTTCTAGACAAGCAATAGATTATTGCAAGAAACGCATGATTCCAGAAGAAGTCTGGAAGAAGTTCTTCATATGTCACGAAGGCAAGTATCATGATAGACTGGTGATTCCATTCTACAATAAAGAAGGAAAAGTAGAATACTTTCAAGCAAGAACTCTATTGAAGAATGTAGAACCCCGTTATATGAATCGACTCGCTGAAACACAATTGTACAACAGAGACTTCATTGACAATTCAAAACCGGTGTTTGTTCTAGAAGGTCCAATTGATTCAATGTTTGTAGAAAATGCTGTAGCTACATGTGGGGCAGGTTCTAGCTGCAAGAATGATGCAGAACTTGACAAGTTCAACAATGTGTTCTACATATTTGACAATGATGAAGCTGGCAACAAGAAAGCTGGCCAGCTTGTCAGAAAGCATAAGAATGTGTTCATGTGGAACAAGTTCTTGAATGATGTGGGCATCAATAAAAAAGAAGTAAAAGATGTCAACGACTTGGTACTCAAACTTCACAAGACCGACAAGTTCACATATTCAGACTTATCAAACTATTTTACTGACATTACTGATGAATTCATGTGTTACTTGTAGATGAT